GTTAAAGCACCTTAAATTAATGACGCTCGAAGCGGCTTAAAAAAACAATCAATAAATTCAATTTAATAACCTGATTTTTCAGAGGTTACCACAATGAATATCACAGTGGCTGCGCCCGAACCGGTGCGCATGGTGGACTTTTACGCCGAAAAACTGCAAGACATCAAACAGCAGATCACGGATTTAAATCAACAAAAAACCTTTATCGAGCGTGAATTAATTAATCTGGTCGGCGCTCAAGAGGAAGGTTCTAGCGCTCATGAAACCACATTTTTTAAAGTCACCACCACAGGGAAAATCGATCGAAAAGTTATCACGAAACACTTGGGCACAGTCAAAGAAGTGGTGACACCCGAACTCTTTAATTCGATTTTTCGGCTTAAGTTTGAGGTGAATGTCACCGCGTTAAAGCAGTTAAAAAAACAATGTCCCAAGGAGTACAACGCGGTGGCTTACGCAATTGAGTCCAAGCCCGCTAAGACCAGCGTCAAAGTTGACGCCCTGGAGCCGTAATCATGGCACTGTCACTTGCAAATATAGGTTTAACGCAGGCGCTGAAAGCGCCGCGCATGGTGCTATACGGCAGCCATGGTTTAGGTAAAACCACCTTTGCCGCCAGTGCACCGAATCCCATTTTTTTATTTACCGAAGACGGTGCCGGTGCCTTACAGGTCAATGCCTTTCCCTTATTAACCAGCTATCCCGATGTCATTAGTGCTCTCCAGGCGTTGTATCAGGAACAGCATGAGTTCCAAACGGTTGTTATTGATTCCCTGGACCATTTGGAACCACTGATTTGGACTTACACCGCCCAACAGCACGGCAAGAGCAGTATTGAAGACTTTGGTTATGGCAAAGGTTACGGTGAAGCCCTCACTTACTGGCGACAATGTTTAGCCTGGCTTGATGCCCTGCGCAATGAAAAAAACATGGCCATTATTTTAATTGCCCATACCAAGGTTAAACGCTTCGACTCGCCTGAGACTGAACCTTACGACCGTTACCAAATTAAATTACACGATCGGGCCAGTGCCTTAATTCAAGAGTCAGTGGATTGCGTGTTATTTACCAATTTTAAAACCGTCGTAAAAAAGACGGATGTCGGTTTTGGTAACGAAGTGACACGCGGTATTACCACCGGTCAACGTGTTTTATATACCCAGGAAACACCAGCCTTTTTAGCTAAAAACCGTTATGGCCTGCCCTCGGAAATCCCGCTGCAGTGGGATGCATTTTCACAGGCCTTACCACACAACCAATTAGGATTTTAATCATGGCGAATTTAGGTTTTTCAACCCAAGCATACGATCCCAATATTAATTTCTTTACCCCCATTCCTGCCGGCGATTATTTAGCGATGATCGACAAAGCCGACGTTAAAATGAATAAAGCGGGTACCGGTCATTACATCGCATTTTCGTACATTATTTTGGAAGGCCAATATGCTGAACGTCGTGTATTTGATAATCAAAATATCAGCCATCCGAATCAGCAAGCAGAGAATATTGGTCGTCGCGCTATTTCGGCTATAGGCCAAGCATTGGGTAATCCCAATGTGCAGGATTCTGATCAGTTATTAAATCAACCGCTGGTCATCAAAGTCACCATCCGCAATAACAAACAATCCAACGAGCCAGAAAATGTGATACGGGGTTGGGCGTCTAAAGACAGTTATCAGAGTGCTGCAGCGAATCCAATGGGTAATATGCCTCCCACACAACAAACACCTGGTGTTGTCCATCAGATGCCGCCTACTCAGCAGGTTAATCAAACAACACCGACTCAAGTTCCACCTACACAAACAGCCCCGCAGCACGTTGCTACACCTCAACAGCAACCGCCCATCAATACCCAACAGGTGCCTTCAAATCCGCCTGCAGGGAATTTTGAACAACCGGTATGGAATCAGAGCCATGCAACTGCCTGAATCCCAACACAGCACGATTAATGCGATTTATCAGCATTATGAGCAGCTACAGACTGGCCATGGTTGGCGCGCCCATTTAGGGGCGTCAATCATCGGTAAAAGCTGTGAGCGTGCGCTGTGGTATGACTTCCATTGGTGTTCGATAAAAAGTCATACCGGGCAAATGCTCCGTTTATTTGAAACGGGGCATTTAGCCGAGGATCGTTTTGCGGCGAATTTACGAGCAGTGGGCATTAAGGTCTGGACCGTGGACCCGAATACTGGGAAACAATTTCGGGTGTCTGCTTGCCAGGATCACTTTGGCGGTTCAATGGATGGTGTGGGCCATGGCTTTTTAGAAGCACCGAGTCAGTGGCATATCATCGAAATGAAAACCCACAGTGAAAAAAGTTTTAAATCGTTGGAAAAAGACGGCGTACAAAAAAGCAAACCGCAGCACTTTACCCAGATGCAAGTGTATATGCACCTGCAGCAAATCGATCGGGCTTATTATATTGCGGTGAACAAAAACACGGATGCGTTGTATGGCGAACGGGTTAAATACGACAAATCCTATGCTGAAAACACGTTAGCTAAAGCCGCCCGGATTATTGCCAGTGATCGGCCCTTGGAAAAATTAAATGATGATCCCAGCTGGTACGAGTGCAAACTTTGCGATCATCATGCTATTTGTCATGGTGAGCAAGTACCTGCAGTTAATTGCCGAACCTGTTTACATGCATCCGCGGTTGATCATGGTCAATGGCATTGTGCACGCTTTAATTTATTGATCCCTGAAAATAATCAGCGCGTCGGCTGTCAGGCCCATTTATTCATTCCCGATTTAATTCAGCTTTTTGCGGAAGTGATTGACAGTGGCGAATACTGGATTCGTTATTACCTGAAAAAAACGGGTGAATGCTTTATCACCGGCGAAGCCCCTGAGCAATTTAACAGCCATGAATTATGCGCTGTTGAAGATAAAGCCTTATTAACCGATAACAACATTCAAACCTTACGGTCGACGTTTAATGCTCAACTCGTGAATAACGCGGCTTAATTAGGAAGAATCATGAAAAAACTAATGACCGATGATATCGATAGGCTTTTTACAACTAATTTAACCGATGTAATAAGAGAAATGGCCGAATCTAGCAGCAGTCATTGTCAGATTAAGATATTTGATGATGACGGAAAACCTGAGTTTGCTGTTGTTTTGCTTGCAGAGCATGTACCAGAATATTTAGAAGTATTAGAGAAAAAAAGTACCGAGTTCAAACAAAAATAAAGATTAATTAAATTCGCTAAAAGGATTCTGTCATGGATTCAGCTCATCAATCAATTGCTCACCTAAGATTACCCTGTCTTGCTTGGCTTATTGTTGAAGATGAAGATCGAGAACATGTTATTTTTCATGTCACTGAAGAAGGCGCATTAAACCTAGCCTGTGTCCGTTTTAAGTTAGATCCCCAATACACTGATCCACCAAAGCGAGTCTCTGCATTTGACCATTACGCCACGTTGGGTTATGTCCCCGCCGCTGAGTTAATGATGAGAGGTTGGTGGTTACACTGTGTTAACTGCGATCAACCTCTCTATATTCATCGCCTAAAAAAATCAAAACTCCGCGAACTGGAATTTGATCGGGATAACGTGTGGTGTAGCCAGCGTTGTAGACGTAAATACGAAAGCCATATCAATCACTTTCAAGGATGAAACAATGAAATTACGCTGGTATCAGGACGAATCCTTGTGCGCTATTTATCAGTATTGGCAACAACAGCAAGGTAACCCATTGGTTTGTGTGCCCACCGGCGGCGGTAAATCGGTGATTATCGCTGAATTTATTCGTCGGGTGATGCAGTTTCCCAACCAACGGGTACTTATGCTCAGCCATGTCAAAGAAATCCTGGAACAAAATTACGCAAAATTAAATCAGCTCTGGCCCACCTGCCCCTCGGGTATTTATTCGGCCAGTTTAAGGCGCAAAGATCACCAGGCTGATGTGTTATTTGCCGGTATTCAATCGGTATATAACAAAGCGTTTGATTTAGGGCCATTTAATATCATTATCGTCGATGAGTGCCATTTAATTAATGCGGGTAAAGACGACAGTATGTATACCCGGTTTTTAAATGATGCGAAATTAATGAATCCATTGGTGAAATTAGTGGGCTTTACCGCTACGCCGTACCGGATGAAAACCGGTTTATTAACTGAGGGCGAAGGCGCGTTATTTAATGATGTGGTGTACAACGTTGATATTCAAAAACTCATTGATCAGGGCTTTTTATCCCCATTAATTTCGCAACCCGGCTCCGAGCAAATTGATTTAACGAATGTGAGTATTCGCCAGGGTGAGTTTGTTACCCGAGATTTAGAAAAAGCCTTAAATGCACAAGACCTTACCCGCAAAGCCTTAAGAGAAATCAGCGAATGGGGACAGGATCGTAAAGCCTGGTTAATCTTTGGGGTGTCGGTGAATCACTGTTTGCAGATTATTACCATGCTCAAAGACCATGGTATACAGGCTGAATATGTGCATGGTCAGACACCTATTGGCTTACGCTCTCAATTAATTGAAGACTATAAACAAGGCCGTATTCGTTGTTTAGTGAGTCAGGGTGTGTTAACGACGGGCTTCGATGCACCCCGTACCGATTTAATTGCCATTTTACGGGCCATTCATTCCCCTGGCTTGTATGTACAGATATTGGGAAGAGGCTTACGTATTTCACCCGAGACGGGTAAAACCGATTGCCTGGTGTTGGATTATGGCGACAACATTGAGCGCCATGGACCGATTGATAACATCCAACCACCGAAATCAAAAGTAAAAAAAGCTGGTGCTGCAGGTGAAGCACCGACTAAACAATGCCCTAAATGTGAGTCACTGTTACAAGCTATTTTGCGGGAATGTCCTAGCTGTGGGCATGTCTTTCCGGCGAGTGAATCTCTGCCTCATAACGATCAAGCGTCCAAAGGTGCGCTTTTAAAATCACAAATTAGACCGGTGTGGCTCAGTGTTACTGATGTGTCGTATAGCATTCACCGTAAATTAAATGCCCCACCGTCGTTAAAAGTCACCTATCGTTGTGGCTTTGAATTCGTCAATGAATGGGTGTGCTTCGAACATAAAGGTTATGCCAAAGCCAAAGCGGCGAAATGGTGGTTTAAACGCGCCGGCTTAGGTGGACAACTGCCCCGCTCTACCGAAGAAGCTCTGCAGGATGCGCCGACATTAAAAATACCAAACGCCGTACAGGTCAGCCAAGCCGATAAATACCCGCACATAGTAAATTACGATTTTTCCGAATCCCCCCAACAAGCGAGTGCTTAATCATAAAAATTTGTCGTACTTTTTTATCGAAAAAATCTGCAAAAACAATACACCGCGTCCAGCAATACATTGAATATTATCAGCTCGCGAAAAAGCGACGACCACCGTGTGTCACTGTTCATCCGGATGAGTTTAAAGCATTAAAACACGACATGGCCCAGTGCCACTATCAACCACCCTTCACCCTGCAAGGCGTACCCGTCAAAGCCGTGAATACTGTCCACTGAGGAGAAATAAAAATGTTAATTTTAACTTTTCGCCGCTCAGAAAGAGCGTTTATCAACGAGCATACGATTCTGACCTTCGCTGAAAAAGACCACCAGCATAACGCCCGGATTACGATTAAAGGACCTCAGCTCGATTATAACCAGTGGCTCACTATTGGCGACACACTCACACTGGAAACCTTACCGTTAACGATTGTGCTCCTGGAAAGAAATAGTCGCCACCAAATTCGTATTGGTTTTGATGCGCCTGACAATATCATTATTTTGCGGGAAAAAGTGTATTTAAGAAATCGTCAAAAAAGATTGGCCGCTTAATTATTGTTTGTTGGGAGAAAATCATTATGCGTTTGATGCGATTAAGCACCTATGCCAAACAGCGTTATCCGCTGGGTGATGGTCCCACACTCCGAACCCTACGTAATCGCTGTGAAAGTGGCCTGATACCCGGTGCAACCAAAGAGGGTGGACTGTGGTTTATCAATATTGATGTCCATGAAAAAGCCAGCAGTTCATTGGTCAGTAAAGTCTTAAGTGAGTCAAAATATTATGGCCGCCCGTCCTAGAAAAAAACGTGGGCTTTGCCCGAATTTATATGAATCCAATGGTTTGTTTCGTTACCGTCATCCCGTCAATAAAACCTGGCATGCCCTGGGCCGCGATAAGCAGGAAGCGGTCCGTGCGGCACGGGAATTAAACAGTATTTTAATACCCAGTACCCAGCAGTTAATTAATTCTATTTTAGCCGTCGGTGAAAAAACCATCGCCGATATTATTGACGCCTTTAAAGCAGATATTGTACCAAATAAAGAATTAATGCCGCGCTCGGCTCAAGAATTAGAGTACCGATTAAATCGGCTGGAGAGTGATTTAGGCGACATGAGTATTCGTTCATTATCGGTGGAGCAAGTAGCCAGTTATTTGGATTTAAGTTTTAAGGGTGATGCCTATAAACAACATCGGTCGGTGTTATCCCAGCTGTGTCAGTTTGCAATCGTTAAAGGCTGGTTAGTTGAAAACCCGGTGGCCCCCACATTATCAACACGACAGAGTCAGCGTATTCGTAAACAACGTCAACGAATGACCTGGGAAGCCTATCAGGCTATTTACCAACACGCAGAGGAATGGTTACAGATTGCCATGGACTTGGCCATCATCACCTTGCAACGTCGCTCTGACTTATTGCGCCTGAAGTTCAGTGATATCAAAGACGGTCGCTTGTACCTGGTGCAGAGCAAGACGGAAAAACATGGTGACTGTGCACGGCTGGCCATTGGCTTGGGTCCCTCGCTCAAGAAAGTGATTAAGCGTGCACGGTGTACTGGAATCAACTCTCCCCTACTGATTCATAAACAGCCTCAAAGAATCTTAACGGGCAATGGTCATTGGTCTGCAGTGAAACCCGATTACTTGAGCCGAAGTTTTTCCAAAGCACGTGATGCGTCGGGTATTTATGAAAATATTTTCAAAGAAATATTACCTACATTCCACGAACTACGATCGTTAGGTGGGTTACTTTATGAACAGCAAGGGTGGAGTAAAGCCCAAGTGCGTCAGTTAATGGGTCATACTTCTGACAAAATGACTGAACATTACTTAAAAGGACATGACACAAGATGGACACAAGTTGAAGCCGATTTAGACTTAGAAAATTAGAAGACAGGTTTCGTTTAAACACTGTTCAAAATTTTTGAGTTTTGCAGGATATTGCAGAATTTTGCATAACGCAAATGAGTCTCAAAAGCAAAAAGCCCGTAACTCATTGAATTACAGGCTTAAAAATGGTCGGAGTGAGAGGATTCGAACCTCCGACCCCCACAACCCCATGATGAGGGGCAGAGTTAGTTAACCTATTGAAATATATAGATTTTATAGGCAAAAGTGGCAGTTCAATTACTACATTTGACGACCAATAAAATCAATAAGTTACAACATTATATACTTATAAATTAGAAGTCTCTTGTCGTTTATTTAAGTATTCACTCGTCAGGTCAGACTAGCTTATGACTGATCAGTTGTGCTTAGCGTCCCACAACAAATTACTTTAGTAATAGCTTAATAACACTGATGAAAATTCAACCATAAACTGTTGCAGCTATCGTAACCATCAGTTCACTTTTTAAACGCTTCTTGTCCTCTCACTGAGTATGTGGGGCTAGAAATAAGCTACACATAATTGTCGAGGAAACACATTGTTTTTGGCATACCCAATCCTTTGGGTATGCATTCGTGAGATAGTTTTTTATACTGCACTGGTAGTTAATACAGGTCTGAGTAAGCTATTAACCGTCGGTGATGAACTCATATCTGTAGCGTCATGAGTTGCTAACGTAGCCATTGCCTGCACAAGTGCATCGACTTTTGAAGCGCTAGATAAGTGTACCTCATTATCAACGCTTCTTACTCCACGTGCGCTACGTGTTGGCAATTCTGATTCAGATTGCACAAGTTGATTTCTTAACTCAAGCACTGTTTTTCGGGTACCGTCTGCAAATTCAATTTGCATATCCTCAACGCCGCTTTTTACTGTGGATGTTCCTTTTTCAAAAGCATTAATTAATAACGCATCTTTTTCATGAAAAATATTTAACTCTTTATGATCAACAACAAGGAAGCCACCATGTTCGTTTTGATGAATACCAAAATTGACATCATCAAATGCAATATTCGTTAAGCGAATAGTGTTTTGCCCTTCCGTATCTTCTATAAAATCTATGCCATCATTTCTTTGGAAAAGATAAAGATCATTTCCCTTCTCCCCAGCAAGTAAATCCTTTCCATGGCCCCCTCTTAAGATGTCATCTCCACCGCCTCCACGAAGCATATCGGAGCCAGCACCGCCATCGAGATAATCATTGCCAGTGAGTTCGCTATCTTCTGTATGACTGTCACCATATAACCGGTCAGTACCGCTACCACCGTAGAGGCGGTCATCACCACCATTACCCACAATGACATCCTCACCATCCCCACCAGATAAAATATCATCACCATGAAGTTCGATGGGAAGCGCTCCTGGTTGTTTTCCTGCTTTCCAAGCAAAATTATCCGTTATTAATGCTGAAGCGCTAACATTTAAGTCTGCGCTGATAGAACGGTCACCAAAAATAACATCTGCACCAGCGTCACCACTAATAATGTCATCGCCAATTTCACCATAGATGGTATCATCACCATCCCCACCGGATATCACATCATTATACGTATACTTGTCATCTTTGCTATTTAGACCGTAAAAGGATGCTACTACTTGGTTGTTGCGCTCTGGGTAGTAGGCACGAAGAACAGAGAAGGAATCACCCACAATAAAGTCAATACCAGCCCCTCCAGATATCTTATCGTTGCCCGTATAACCAGAGATAAAGTCACTGTCTGCACCACCGTCAATTTCATCCGCGTAAGATCCTCCACCAATTTGATCATCACCGCCATTCCCAAAAATAGTATTAGCGTCATCAGGTTTATCCTTAGACTGGTTGCTTTGACCTGCTATGCTGTCATCACCTGCGCCACCAACGAGATAGTCACTTCCTGCACCACCGTTGATGACATCATGTCCTCCAAGACCATATATATGGTCATTTCCGTCATGACCATACAGATAGTTCGTAAGATCATCGCCATTTAATTGATCTGCTTGTGTGCTTCCTCTAAAGGAAAGGAATTTAAAGCGGTAAATGGTTTCTCTATAGGAAAGGCGTGAGTTGTTTGACGTTTTCCAGTTAATAGCATCCCACTTTGATGTTAGATCAGTACTCAAATTCATACTACGTTTAAATGCTTCAGCGTTATACACCATCGAGGTAGTATTATTATTTTCCTCAAACAAGGAGGATAAGGAAGTACCATTGGGTGCATCATCTTCAGTATTGATAACAAGATGATTACTTGGAATGGGCTCAGGATGGAATTCTTCTTTTGACTTAATTTCAAGGCTAAAATTAACGGGTTGAAAATTTTTAATGGTGATGGTTCCACCACCTGTAGGACAGATAATTAAATCATTACCATCCATTAAGTAGTAATTATCATTTTTATCCTGATAGATACTTCGCTCATCATTGATAGCCGTTAACGTGCGTACTTGCTTACCATTGATGACGAGGGTGTTGTTACCCTGGTTATCTTCAATGACATCATGTCCATCACCAGTGGTATAAACGTAGTGGTCATTACCTTCACCACCTTGTAAAACATCATTGCCTTTACCACCATCAATCACATCATTCCCAATGTGGCCTTGCAGGAGGTCATCGCCATCACGGCCATGGAGGTTATCATCACCGTCCATACCGAACAGCTTATCATCTTTGTTACCCCCTGATAGGTTGTTACTGTCCAGGTTACCAAATACAACCTGTTTAGCATTTAGTGGGTTTTCTGATGCATTACCACCCCGTAATGTTGTTACACCTTGTACTTCACCTAATGTATTGGTTTTACCTTCAAACCAGTGGTCAACATACATTACATCATCATCACCCACAGCCTCATCATTCGCCAGCTGTTGCACATTACGGATGAGGACCTTTTCCATGAATTTAGCCCGCTGAACAATCATTTCCTCGGAAAAGCTGCCGTCCCACTCGTAGTTATCATCAGCAAAAATACCTTGGCTATAACTCGATTCCGAAGTTTTTTTAGGTTGACAAAGCTGTATATTTATTCAAGCTGCCATTCGGTGCTGTAATGAAGGCGTCGGCTCTTGCCTACCAAGATCTAAACCCGCCAAATGTTTTTTCGAGTTACGCTCGGGTAATACTTTTTTTAAAGCCTTTGTAAAAGCTATCAGCTCTTTTTGTGGTTCATCCGCCATTACGATTTCTTGTACGGTTTTTATCAGGGCTTCAACTTTGAGACGTTCAGT